GAAAGTCATAAAAATGAGAATGGAACCGTAACCTACGATGCGGATTACTGGAAAGATAGGGTTTGCACTACTCCGTCTTTAAATAAAAATAATTCAGAAATTGTTCCTAAGATAATAAATTTGTATGATAGACTGCAGCCAATTATTGAAAACTTTTTTAAAGTAAAAATAAGACCAACTGGGCAAACAATAGTCAAATGGAATCCAGGGCAATTTCAGTTACCTCATGCGGACAAAGAACTTCATTCTGGCCCTGATGCAGGAACGCCAAATGACTTTCCCTATTATGATATAGCAAGTTTGTTTTATATTAATCACGATTACGAGGGCGGCGAGTTGTATTTTCCTAATCAGGAAATACAGTTTAAACCAAAAAGAGGTTCGGCATATTTTTTTCCAGGGGATATGAATTATGTTCATGGCGTAACAAAAATTAAAAACGGAACTAGATATACTTGCCCGTTCTTTTGGGAAATTTTAGAACACACTGGAGAAGAAAAACCAGACTTTAATAAAAAATACCATAGAATTTTTCCTAGCGATGAGTCAATAAGAGCCTGGGATCCAGATAACGGAATTAAGAATAACAAATGAATGTTGTAGAAATATATCCAAAGGTATTTGTTTATAAAAAACTTTACAAGGACATTGATTCTATTTATAGGGCTCTAAAAGAGTCAGATGGTTCCGAAGGATTATTTAGCGCTTGGTCAAAATGGTCACATTTTGGACAATATATAGATCTAACTTTTAGGGGAAAAGATTTTGAGTCAATAGATGCAAAAACAGAAAAAGAAAAACAACACAAAGATATTCTTTTAGAAATACTAAATAATTTTTATATTGCAACAAAAGACTATATTGAAAAAAACAATGTTGATTTTGATGAAGAAAAAATTGTCCCAAATGTTAAAGATCAAAGTGGAGATCTAATTAAAGAGTGGGATTTTATTGGACCATCAATAGCAAGATACAGAGCAGATATTACTGATCCAGTAGCAATGACGTATCATACTGACTATATCAGAGAGCCAATAGTGAGTCCAGGTCATAAGTTTGCCATAACATCTTTAACATACTTTAATGATGACTACGACGGTGGAGAAATAGACTTTATTGCAAATGGAGAGGCCTATATGTACAAGCCAGAAGCAGGGGATATTCTTGTTTTCCCATCAGGACACCCAGATCTTTTAATGTCTGAAAACTCCATATACTTACACGGAGTTATGCCAGCAATAAATAATCAAAAATATTTATCAAGGATGTATTGGGCGAAATATTCTGTAGGCTCCCCAGAGTGGTTTGAAAATGAAGAAAAATTTGGTAAAGAAAAGTGGTATGATATGCAAGGTGAGATTATGCAAAAATTTAGGGATGAAAATCCTAATAAGTTTAGTGCCGAGAAAGAAAGAAGGATAAAGTGAATCTAGAAAATAAAAAAAGAATAACTAAAGATATTGTGGTTTATGAAAACTTTATTGATGCAGAAACCTCTGCAAAACTTGTAAAAATCCTAGACAAGCATGCAGAACTCGGCACAATTAGTTGGATGCCGATATCTTTCTACGAATCTTATTCTTCTGTTTTGCCACAAGATAATGATGAGCATGTTGTTTCTGAAGGACTTCCTTCTGATATTTTCTCACAAATTAAAAATGGAATTATAGATGCTGTTGCCTCAGTTCACGACCTTGATCCAAAAATAATCTCTCAAATTGGATACCATACTCAAAAGTGGGAGCCTGGAGCGTATGCAAGAAAGCACTCTGACAATACAGATGAGCATGGACATTCTGGTGCTTTTACTAGAAGTCGCTATGCAGCGTTTTTATATTTAAATGATAATTTTGATGGCGGTCTTTTACAGTTCTCAGATCAAGACATAGCAATACAGCCTAAAGTCGGGATGCTTGCCGCTTTTGACGGAGGATTTAATAATATGCATGAAGTAACTCTAATAACAAGGGGAGTTAGATACACCATAGGATCGTTCTGGGATAATCGTGAAGAGGATGCCTATCCGCAGGAGGTTAGAGACGCTTGGGCTGAAGAAATGAAAGAAACAAGAGCCAAGCAGGAAATTGAAAGAGCCGAATGGCAGGAGTTACTAAAGCAAGGGTGGAAACTTGATGCCGATGGAAATAAGTATAGAATCGAGGATTAAGTCAATGATCGAAAAGTTTATTGATCAACTTAAGGAAAATAATTTTTTATTTGAGCGTGTTACAGACGAATTAATTTGGATAAAAAACTATTTAAAGCAGAATGAGCTCGACACAATAATGGAAATTATCGATGGTAGTTCCCAAGAAGACTGGGAAGTGGAGTACATGTCTAATTTGTCAAGATTTTGTATTGAAAAGTTTGGTAGAACAGACGTAGATGCTTTGGTTGCAGAGGGTAAATTTGAAATAACTCAAAATTGGGTAGATAAAAATCTAAACATTGGTCATCATCCAATACAATATTCTTTTTATAATAGATTAAATAAAATGATTATTAACTCCAATCCATCATTAGTTTTAAGCGGCCTTGCCACAATTCAAAGAATGCAGCCTGGAGTAGAATTAAAATCTCATGTTGATCAAGATACTGATCCATCTATAAGATACGCAACAATTATCTATATTAATGATGACTATGCAGGGGGGGAACTATTTTTTAAAAATATTGATATAAAAGTAAGGCCCAAGCCAGGAGATTTGTTATTCTTCCCTGGAGACAGCAAGCATGAACACGGAGTAAGGCATGTCAAAGATGGGCCAATAAGGTATGTTATAGTTGGATTTGTAAAGGAAAAAGGATTTTATCAAAAGAACAAATACTAAGGAGACATATAATGGATAGAGAAATACTTGAAGAAAAGGTTTACTATTACACAAACGTAATTGAAGACCCAAAGAAACTTGTTGACGCAATAGAAAATGACAACAAAGACCCATGGGGTGAATGGATGGCTTGCAGTGGTCAGCATTATGTTTATGGAACCGACAAGACTATTGTTTCTTCAAACGGTGTAGACGAAAAAAATGATTATATCTATAAGACCTTGCAAAAAGCATTTGATGATGTCGCAAGAGATTATGCTAAGGCTCAGGGCATAACAGAAGAGCCAAAACTATTCCCAATGTATCCAATCAAAAAGTATCAGGCTGGAACATTTATGGGTGCACACTTTGATCAACAAGAAGGAGATAAAAGACTAAAGGTTTCTTTCGTTATGTACCTCAATGATGATTATGGGGGAGGAGAGATTTCGTTTACTATTGCTTCTCCAGAAGGTGTTTTAACTCAGCCAAGTCCACAGCCAGATTTTACTGATGCCGAAGGAAGCGGAGCCTATGATTTCTATGTTAAGCCAAAGGCAGGAAGTATTATTGTATTTCCTCCTTCACCACCGTATCATCATACAGCGCACCTTGTTAAGAGCGGTGAAAAAATTATGGTACCACAACACTGGATTCATTAATGTTGAAAACAGCAATAGTTACTGGGACAAGCAAAGGTGTCGGTTATGCAACTGTAAAACTTTTATCTGAAAACGGATATAAAGTTATTGCAGTATCAAGAGACTTATCTAAAGTTTCTGAACTTATTTCTGATAATGTAGAAGTTTATAAATTAGACATTACAAACTCAGAAGAAATTAAAAGGTTCTATGATAAATATAAAGATATAACTTTAGATCTTCTTGTCAATAACGCAGGAGGTGGCGCAGGACCAACCTATTTGATAAATGAGACAATGGAAAACTTTAGAAAAGCATATGATATAAATGTTTCTGGCCCGATGCTTCTGTCACAACTATTGGTTCCATGTATGAAAAAATCTCAATCTCCGACTATAGTTTTTGTAACATCACTTTGCGGGAAGATTCCTTATCGAGGCAGCGGAAATTACTCCAACGCTAAACGCGGAGAAATGGCATTAATTGATACAATGAGAATGGAGTTTTCTGATTATGGAATTAAGGTAACAGAAATATGTCCAGGTACAATAGATACCCAAATAGAAAGAAAAAACAACGCCTTGACCGCAGAGGATATGGCAGAAACCATAAGATGGGTGTCGTCAATGCCAAAGCACGTTAATATAAATCATCTAGAGATAAGCCATATTTTTAATAATAAGTATATGTAATAATTTGAATCTTTTTAAAATAATATATTTTAATACA